TTTTTGAAAATCTTGCAAACTTACTTGACCATTTTCAAGAGCTTTGTCTAACTCTTGAGGCGTTTTGCCCATTGACTGAGCAAACAAACTAAAGGCACCAGGTAAACGTTCGCCAATTTGCTGACGAAGTTCTTCGGCTGAAACCTTGCCTTTACTGAAAACTTGGGACGTTGCAGTTAGCGCAGAATCAAGTTGCTCAAGTGAACCACCGGTGCCGCGAATACCGGATGCAATGCCCTTGAAAGCAGTCTCTGCATCTCTAACATTTCCGCCAGCACCTTTTACAGAAGCAGTTAATTTCGTGAATTGACGAGTAAGAATTTCTTGCGGAATTGCAAAATCACGACTTGTTTTATCGATAAATTGCAGGGCGCGACGATATTCGTTTGTGTCCTTGGTGACAAGTTGCAGAGCTTGGCGTTGCTTGGCGATTTCAGCGGCATATGTTGCAGCTCCGCCCAACGCTTGCCTAGCCATCCCAACTTGTGCGCCAATGGCACCACCAGTAGCGGCGCCTAAAGGACCGCCAAATGTAGCGCCAATGCCAGCGCCCAATAGACCTTCAATGCCACCAAAAACGCCAGCAGCGGAAATCGTTCCAGCGGTTCCAGCAATTTGCCCAAGACCCAATCGCCTTCTTGCGGCAGGAGGCAATGCAGGACCAATCGGTTGAGCGTATTGAGTACCTACAGCACGAAACTGCCCTGTACCACCAGCAATCAATGCTCCAGTACGCGGATCACGAGTACCTAATACCTCCCCTGCATAAGCAGCACGCTGCTCCATAATTGCTCGACGACGAGCATCCCGTGCTGCCTGAGCATCTGCTTCACGTTGTTGTTGAGCAATGCGATTTGAATAATTGGGCGGCACAGCCGGACCAATCGGTGCGCCATATTGAGTTACGCCAGCAACGCCGCGATAGGCACCAGTAAGAGGATCACGAATTAAACCGTTGGTCGTGCGGATTGCAACATTTGCTTGGTTGGCTGCATTCGCAATGCTTCTGAAATTATTGGCAACAGCTTTTTGATTGTTTTGAAATCCGCTCAGTCTTGCATCAAGGGCATCAGCTTCTTGACGCGCAATACGAAACTCATCAGATGATGTATCTACGCTGTTCGCAATTTCACGCCATGCATTTGCATAACCTTTGAGATTATTGATGCTGTTTGCAGAAGTCTGCTGAATCTTTCTCAGTTCATCAGATACTTCTTTGAAATTGACATTTGCAGCCGCAGCTTGTTGCCCCAGATTCTTGAAGCTGCCAGACAGCCTCGTGAGCTGCTCACCGCCCTGTTGCTTGATCCTCAGCAGCAGCTCAGTGACTTGGCTCATCGTTTTGCGTTCAGAACGGCCAGGGCAGCCATTTCCATCACCTGCACGCCTTCGAAGATGGCAACAGGATCCTTGACTGAATACAGCTTACAGAGCCATTCCAAACTCGGGTAGATCAGTCCTGTCAATCCGGCCATGCTCGTGTGCCATTGCGTCGACATGCGGATGAACATAACCACGATGTCCCAGTTCTCCTCCCAGACCTCACAGTCCTGTTGTACAGCTTGCAGACGTGCAGCGGCGATCTGCTCCTCACTTGCGCCAAGAGCCTTCAGGTCGGCTTCGCGCTCGTCAACTACGCCACCTTTCGCCCAGTACTCAGCAGCGACTTTTAGTTTTTTGCCGGCGCCCCTTTCACGCTGTCGGCATAAGCTTGGATGATCGCCTTCATGACATAGGGATCATCACAAAGCTCTTTTTTGTTCTTTGACGTAAAGGGAACAGGCTTGCCCTCTTCATCATTGACGCCCTCCCAGCCTTCAAGGATCCCATCAACAAGAGCGTCATCACCCTTGTCAATGAGATCGTTAAAAGCCGAGCGACTCATCTTTTTGAAGACTGCCTCAAACGTTTGAGTCTCAAAGCGATTTCCGTCAACCGGAGTTTCAACTTTGACTTCCCACTTGTAGGAAGCAGTCTTCTTGAGAACGAAGGCCATGAACAGAGATCAGGTGAACACCAGCGAAGCTTCGTTGTTGCCAGCCGTGGTGGGCAGAGCCAAGTACGGCATGGACAGCGCGATTACGCCGTTAGTATCAGCGTAGCTGCAACCGGTGATGTCTGTCTGCGCTGCGTTCAGCGTGACGATGTTGCCAGCGGTGGCACCCAATACAAGGCTGGTGGAACCAGTGGCAGAAGCAACAGCCTTGGCGAAGAAGTCCGTGGTGCCAACAGCGGGAGCCTCGATCACCGCCGTACCACCAGGGGCGCGGTTGGTGATGAGAACCTCTTTGTTGGAAGCGGTCTCCTTGTACAGCAGCTCGTTGTTGAGCGCCATGTCGAACGACTCAATGCGCGAACTGGTCACACCGTGGAAGGTGGCCGTGGTCACGTTGGTGTCGTTGACCTCAATGGCAGCAGCCTGGTTGGCAACAGTGAAGGAGCCAGACAGGGCAGTGTCATCAGGGGCGTTGTAGATGCCGATGAACTGGAAGCTGGCAACAGCAAACTGACCAGCAGTTAGGTTGAAGCTGACAGTGCCGCGTGCGCCGGTGATCTTGTGGCGGGTGCCGTCGTAGAAGCAGTAGATCGTGGCGGAACTGAAGCTGCTGCTTACCGGGGCGTAAGTCACCGAGACGCCAGCGGAAGTGGTCTCGCTCAGGCCACAGGACTTCAGCAGCGGACCGAAGGCAGGAGCAGTACCAGCAGTGCCAGAACCAGACAGCTCAACATCAAAGGTCACGCTGACGCGCTTGTTGGCAACCAGAGTGCCACGGGTGCTGTTACCAAGGAAGCCTTGATAAGAAGCCGCTTGAACGTTGTCCGATTCAATCGGAGTTACTTCAAGGTTGGTAACTTGAACCGCGTCAGAACCGCCGACAGGACTAGGGTCAGTCCCATAGGTTGTCTCAATCTTCGCGATCAGAAACTTCTTCCGAGTCAGTGCCATCGGTGGTAGGAGCGGCGGTTTCTGTGATCAGTGTAAGCTTCCCAGACTTAGGGTCAAACAAATAGCTGCCGCCCACTCCGGGATTGGGAACTTCCCTTTCAATCTTAGCCATGATGTTAGGCGCTAGTTAATGAAGTCCTGCTCGTGCGATACCGCACAAGGAAGTCTTGGCTAATGATACCCAAAGGCACATCAGCTTCATAAAGGCTGAAGTCAGTACGGTCAGGTGTCAAGTCAAGGGCGTAACCATTCACCGTTTGATCAGCCATTAATTTTTGATGCACCTGCTGCGTGTAGGTATCTGAAGTGTCGTCAGGGATAGCAGCGCGAACAAGCGTGGTGACCCTGACCCGCATCGTCCAATCCAACTTGTCGTAAAAGTTGGTGTCAATCGGTTGATCGTTAACCGGCTCCACAATCACCGCAGGCACCTCACCACGCGCCAGAGGCTCCACACGGCTCCTGTACACCGTTGCACCGGTGATGCTGCTCAGGTTGCTTGCAATGCGAGCAAGGATCAGTTCGCGGCGTGTGTCAGCCATTAGGTGCAGGCCAGCGTCGTAGTCAGCGTATGGCCGTTGTTGCCAATGTTCGTAACAGTCATTCGAATATATTTGGCCATGATTCCGTCATAGTGATCACAAAAGGTGCCAGTTCCTTTTGTCTTTGCATCTGAAAGGTCATACCAGTTTGTGCCGTCCAAGCTTCCCTGCTCTTTGAACGTCACGTTGCCGCCAGTCACCACATGCTGAAAAGTGAACAGCGTTGCCTGCACTTCAATTGCATCAGTGCTGCTGTTTGCTGTCAGCGTTGAAAACGCATGAATATTGTCGGAGAGTTCGCCGCTGAGACCAAGTACGCGTGCCATCAGACTTTGCTCAGCAACAACTCAGAAAAAACACCGTCATCAACAGGGCGATTCTCGCGCACGGTGTAAGACACGGAATCGACCGTAATAGAAGTGCCGCGAGCGGCAGTGCTGACATCAGAAGTCTTTGCCGTAAGCAAGTACTCCCGAGACAACGCCATACCGCCCGCGATCACATCCATAGGCGAATCCAAAATGCCAAGAAAC